TACCTTAGAAATCCCAACGCTGATGATTCTTACGGTTTTACTCAATCATATTGGACTTCCAATATGTGGACAACATCTGCCACTAGTGGTCAGACCTCAGCTACAACCCCATACTTTAGACATCATGAATATGATGATGTCGTTCATTCTAATCTACAGAATAATGACTATACATTTTATGTAAGCAATCAAGCTGATTATGAAGCACAGAAAAATAAATCTATGCCTGCTGCAGCGAATTATTACAGACCACTGAAAGGATTACCTATTGATGTTAACCTTGCTCCATGTCCTTATTATCTACCAGATGATTTTGTCATGATCCCATTTGATATTTCTCCTGGTATGGCTAGTGTCAGACCTGGTGATACTGTGACAATTAGTGGAAGCGAAGTATACGAAGTTGTTCGTGCTTCATATGAAAATAATGATGAAACCTATGATAATATTACTGATAATAGAACTAGAGGAATGATCTTTGCTGCGAGGACAACTTAATGGCAGACTTTAATTTAGAGACAGGATATGAGGTGCCAATCGGCACCGCCGTTCAACAGATTTCAACTACAGTACATCAACCAACAACTCTCACTAATGTGGGAGTGAATGATGCTAGTCTTTTAACTGGAAATGCAGCAAGAATTCTCAGTTCTTATGTTCCAGTAGATTGGACTTTAAATGTATCTAATGGTTCTATTACACTAGGTAGACCTATCGAACAACTACCACCTCGAAACCGTCCTGATGAAGGGCAGTTATACCCTAGGTTCAATAAATAATTAAAAACTATGTCAAGAATTAAAGTAGACGAAATTTGTAACTTCGCAGAGAATGGTGCTGTCGAAGCGATCGAAGGTATCACAGTATCATCTGGTAAAAAGTTAACTCTTCTAGGTGCTAGAACTATTACCACTGCCACCGATACTGGAACTGCAGGTGAAGTTTGTTGGGATGCCGATTATCTTTATGTCTGTGTAGGAGTTGATACATGGAAAAGAACTGCCCTCACTACGTGGTAAATAAATGTCAAGACTAAGAGCAGACGAAGTATTAAACAAAGCCGCAACCGGACCATTCTTGGCAACAGAAGGAATTAATGTTCCTACTGGAAAAAATATTACCTATAATGATCTGAGTGAGACTACAGTTCTTGATGGAACATCATTAGTCACTACTGATATTACTGCGACAACATTAATTGTTGATCAAGTAAACCTTGGTGTTGATGAAAAGTTAAGACTTGGTGCTACTCAAGAGTTAGAGATTTATCAATCTTCAATTGCCAGTAACATACAGAGTGATCTTCTGGTTCTTAGAGCTAAGCAAGGATTGGAAGATCCTTATATTACATGTACTCAGGGTGGATCTGTAGCACTTAGATATTCAGGAACACCAAGATTTGAAACTACTTCAACTGGTATTGCTGTTACAGGAGGAACTACCTCCACTAATGGATGGGCGGGAACTACTTCATCAGCAAACATGCTTGGTGGTCTTTCTATGCCCTTCTCATGTGGTTTAAATGGTAGGGTTGGACTGCCCGGAACTAATGCCACGATGATCTTTGGTGGTTCGGAGTATACTGGGGGTGGAGATAACACAGAAGGTGCTACAATGCCTCATGATGGTACTGTAGTCGCCGCTACACTTCATGCCGAACAAGCAGTTGGCAATCTAAATCTTCATCTTATTGTCAATGGTACGCAAGATTCTAACTACGAATTAGCATTTACTAGTCCAACAATATCTAATCCATCAGTTGTTCAAACTTTTTATTCCACTCCGAAGAGTTTTTCTGCAGGAGATAGAATTAATTTTGCTGTTAACACTACCACACTTTCTCAGATGCAGGTATTGACAGTTACATTCTTTGTAAAATTTGACTGACATAGGGGCTTGACAGGATTTAATATTTACTATATACTGTGTAAAGAAACATTACGGAGTGTAACATGACTGTAACAACTGAAGACGGTGGACGTACAAACATGTATGCCACAGAACCCACCATGTATATGACAAAGGAATCACTTGACAGATACGGCATTGAGACCTATGCTGAACGTGCCGAGAAGTTAAACGGTCGTGTTGCTATGCTAGGATTTGTCTCAGCAGTAGTTTCATATGCTTTTAGTGGCAGTGTTTTCTTCTTCGGTGCATTTGGATTCTGATTAAGGAGACCCCTGACTATTAATGACTAACCCCAATCAACTCTATGAGGACATGGAGAGATTGAATGCCCTTTACGAAGAACTCTGTTGGGCACATGATGATGAATTAGTATTCACTCATGAAAATGGCAGAGTCATTGTTTACAACAAAACACAGGAGCAAAACAAATGAACGAAAACGCAGAACGCATCAACGGTTGGGCAGCAATGCTCGGAGTTATTGCAGCAATGGGTGCCTACGCAACAACAGGACAAATCATTCCAGGAGTATGGTGAATGTTAATCTTATCAGCAACAATGATATTGGGATTTATTCTCTGGAGTATATCTCAAGAAAATATTGATGATGATAATGATGGACCAGGTGGTGGCATGATGGTTCCTGCCAGCATTCCAACATAAGAATTTCGATACTATACACATTCTACCTAAATACCCTATATGGGTATTTTTTTATGAGATCAATTAATGTCTGGATCTTAAAAGATGATGGGTCTACATGCTGGCACACCATACCCTGGGGGAAAAAGTATCTTGATGATATACGACAATTAGGTAAGATTATATTTTCCTCTTAAAAACTATACGAAATTAAAACTATGACCAACGATAAGGAACTGTCAGATCTCAGACTTGAGAGAAAAGAATGTCCTAAATGTGGTGCTACTTGGATCAACGGTAAGCATGTCTTTAGGGGCACTGCTGCATCATATGACAAGAGTGAATTAGACCTTGCTGGTCTTGTTTGTAATAAACTAGGCGATCATCAATGCATCAATCCATCTAAAGGAAAAGATGGCGGAGACACATGGGCATATCGCTCTGGATATATTGATGGAGCAATTGATGAAAAGAAAAAGTCCATGGAACAAATGAGAAATCTGGGCAAGGACTTAGACTTCTAAAGATGAGTATATCTACTCATCAGTAGGGGGTTGACAGATCCAGGGTTTGCTGATATTATATATACATCAGCAAGTTAAGAGACCAACACATTTCTTAACTGTTCGTAACACCCCTCAAACCAAGACCTCTAGGGTGTATAAAAACGTCTTTAATATCTCTGCCTAGGGCGCAGAGAAATAGTAACTCCACCATTCCCTGATGGTCTTACTTTTTTTTCAATAAAATGGCTTCAACAATTTCAAGGCAACAATCGCAATCCGCATGGAATAATTTCTGTGACTGGGTTACTTCAACAAACAATCGTCTTTATGTCGGTTGGTTTGGTGTACTGATGATCCCAACACTGTTGGCGGCAACCATCTGTTTCATCGTCGCATTTGTAGCGGCACCTCCTGTCGATATCGACGGCATCCGCGAACCAGTTGCTGGTTCACTCATGTATGGTAACAACATCATCTCTGGTGCAGTTGTTCCTTCTTCTAACGCAATCGGTCTTCACTTCTACCCCATCTGGGAAGCAGCATCTTTGGATGAATGGCTTTACAATGGCGGTCCTTTCCAATTGGTAGTCTTCCACTTCCTTATCGGCATCTATGCATATATGGGACGTGAATGGGAACTGTCATACCGTTTAGGTATGCGTCCATGGATCTGTGTAGCATATTCTGCTCCAGTCGCTGCCGCGAGTGCAGTATTCCTCGTCTATCCTTTCGGTCAAGGTTCTTTCTCCGATGCTATGCCTCTTGGTATCTCTGGTACTTTTAACTACATGCTTGTATTCCAGGCAGAACACAATATCCTTATGCACCCGTTCCACATGCTCGGCGTTGCTGGGGTATTCGGTGGATCTTTGTTCTCTGCTATGCATGGAAGTCTTGTTACTTCTTCACTCGTCCGTGAGACGACTGAAACTGAGTCACAAAACTATGGTTATAAGTTCGGTCAAGAAGAAGAGACCTACAACATCGTCGCAGCCCATGGTTACTTCGGTCGTTTGATCTTCCAATACGCTTCATTCAACAACTCACGTTCACTGCACTTCTTCCTCGCTGCATGGCCTGTTGTTGGCATCTGGTTCACCGCACTTGGTGTCTCCACGATGGCGTTCAACCTCAACGGTTTCAACTTCAACCAGTCCATCCTTGATGGTCAGGGTCGTGTGCTCAACACATGGGCAGACGTATTGAACCGTGCAGGTTTGGGTATGGAAGTTATGCATGAGCGTAACGCCCACAACTTCCCACTGGATCTTGCTGCTGCTGAGTCAACTCCTGTTGCACTTACCGCACCTACCGTAGGCTGATATGCCTGATGGTAGTCTTCACCCCATCACATTATATGTGGTGGGGTTTTTTATAGGTATTCTTACCATTGTCGTTCCGTTACTTTGTGTGCTACTATTATGATTGGTAATCTTGAACCAGAAGAAAACGTTATGTCTAACATGACACAGGATGAATTATGGGAAACAATCGCAAGACTTGGGTGGGATGTCATCAATGACAACATCGTTATTGAGATTGGTGGCACTTGTGTTTCTGGCATCGATGTTGGTGATGATTACAATGTCAAATGGCAGTCCCCAATAGGTACTCGTAAGTATAATAAGGACGCATTCATTGTTCTTAAAAATCTTTCTCGTAATGATGACACTAAGTCTCAACCTATGGACAGGGAACATAAACCCCAACATCCATATGAACCTGTTCGACCACATGATATTACTGTCAACATGGACGGTGGTGTAGGTGGTTCATGGACAGTAAAGGAAATGAAAGAGACCGATGATGAATTAAATTATGATACTTCAGGAAAATGACACAGGTAATTGATCCTTCAGACGAACGGTATTTCACCAAGACATCTGATGCTCTATATGATCGTCATACATACAACATTGTATTTTCTAACGGTCAGTCGGAGAACTATCCTTCATGGGAACAAGTACAATCTAGATGGTTTGAAGCACCTACACAATTTCTATCTCATATAGAAGTGATGGATGTAAAACAATCAAAAGGTTTTCAATGATATCAGAAAACACACCAAATAAACTTGCTGAGATCCTTAGAGATACTTGGCCACAATTATTTCACTTAAAAGGTTTTAAAAATGGTCGCATCAACACTACAACAACAAAGGAGGGGGTGGTTTGACATCCTCGATGACTGGCTTAAACGAGATCGTTTCGTTTTTGTTGGCTGGTCTGGACTTCTTCTTCTTCCCACTGCTTATCTGTCTATTGGCGGTTGGCTTACTGGCACAACTTTCGTTACGAGCTGGTATACCCACGGACTCGCTAGTTCCTATCTTGAGGGTGCAAACTTTCTTACAGCGGCAGTTAGTACTCCAGCTGACGCTATGGGTCATTCTCTTCTTCTTCTCTGGGG